ATGCCTGTTTCGTAAGGAATCTTAACTTGCACACCTTCAAAAGGTTTAGCATAACGAGTTTTCATGACCTTACAAGCTGAACGAATACCCATCACATCTGTGACTTTGTTGCCGTCTTCGTCTTCTTTGAGTTTGAGTTTCTTCATGGCCACAACAATTGAGCTGGCGTAAATGAAACCTTGACCGCCTGAGATTTTATCATCTGGGTCAAACATATCCTGTGATGCGTATGTGTGATTGGTACAAACCAAACCCACATTGTATGAACCAAACATGTTCACACAGTTACGCACCAAGGCGGTGAGAGCTTTGGGTTTACGTCCTAGATCACCCTTCATTTCGCCTGCATCAAACTGGTTCACATCAGTGGGTGTCAACAACATACCCAGTGAGTCAATCACAAACATGACTTTGGGACGCTCGCCATCGGGCAAGGCCTTGTAGTCACTCATGAATGTGGAGATAGTTTTGGCTACATCATCAATCATGGCCATTGACAGCTTGAGCAGTTTGCTTTCGTTGGTGTCAACACCGAGTGCTTTGAGCCAATCTTCGTCAAGAGCGTTTTCTGAATCAATCAGCACCACAAAGATACCTTGCTCTTGTGCGTTCTTGATAATGTTACCTGAGCAAATGTAACTTTTACCTGCACCAGATTCGCCGGCAAACACAGTGACCTTGCCTAGTGGAATGCCACGATTGAAGTCACCTGAGATCAAATAGTTCAAGGCATAATTGCCTGTGGAGATCCAATCTGTTGGATCGTTAAAGCCAATTGACAGTCCGTCAATGCTCTTGGTAATTTCCTTGCGGAACTTGCTAACGTCAAATGGTTTGCCCATGATTTTTCCTTAAGTTTTAAGTATTGAAAAGCTGTTGCCTGCTAACAGATTTCTAAAAATTATTATACGATACTTTGTGAGATTCTCGTATAGATTTGGTATATTTCCGATATTTAAAAAGTCTCCAATTGGTTCTTTGTTATGACTTTTACACCATGCCAAATATTCATCACTGTAAGCAATTGTTTCAGATGGTTGTAGATTCAATGTCACATAACCTAGAAGTTCATTGAATGAATTCTCATCGTTGCATTCGAGTGCATGATCAAAGTTTACAAATTTATTGTACAAAGTTCTACCTAGATGATTGAATGATATACTTAAATTTGCTAGATTATTGTTAAGAATTTTTTTTGGAAAATGGTTATCCGCAATTTTAGTCCAGGTATTGCTTACTTGATATTTTATATCAAACATTTTTTCTATTGTATGAACATGAGGAACATTAAGTGAATCAAAAGTTTTTTTCTTTCCAATTTTATCTATTACAACAATCATTGGCGGGTGTTGAATGTCGTCTGGAAACATATCGTGTATTTGCTCTGCAATTCCAGTATAGTTAAATTGCTTTCTTTTTTTCTGTATGTCATAAGTCATCGACTGAATCTGTACCCATTGCGAGTGAATATGATTCAGTACTCTCTGATCAAGATATCCTTCAGAATCATACACTTCAAAACTGGTATCTGCTAAATCAAACAACCATTCGTTTACTTGTTGGATAGACAGTTTGATCGCATCAACGTGGTGCAATATCAATTTGCCTAAATATCGATTCACTGGAGAAAAGTTATTCAAATTTTGATGAGTCAATTGATCAATGTAGAAATCTAGCACTTCTTGATTGACTGGATCAAAAGGAATAACATCACCAGAGTTGTTATATACTAACAAATAGCTCATACAGTCTGCAAAATGAATAAAACAAGGCCCTAAGGCCTTGTTAAATTCGATTATGGCTTGTTTTGACGAGCCCGAATCATGGCCAAGATGTCTTGGGCATTACCACTTGGTATGGCTTTGGCCACAGGTGCGGCTGCTGGTGCTGGTTCTTCATCAAAAGAATCTTCAGCCGCAGGTGCTGCCGGAGTGGCCACTTTCAGTGCTGGCTTGGCAGCAGGTGCTGGAGTGTCATCAGCATCGCCGGCTGCGGCACCAGGTGCGGCTACGCCAGCTGGACGGAAGTACTGTCCCCAACGCTCGGTGTCGTAAGGTTGTCCGTCTACTGATGCTTCGAACATCTCTTTGATGACTTTGAGCTCAACATCGCCGGGACGCTTGGGCAAGAATGTGCTCAAATCATACAAGCCGTGTGTTTCAATTGCAGCCTGTTCAGCTTCTGTGAGTGCCGACTCTTTACGAGCCCACTTAGAGCTGTTATAGTCAGCAAAGCCACCTTTGCTTGTCTTGGTGATACGGAAGTCCAAGCCACGCATCAAGTCAGTTGGCAATTCTTCCAACTCAGGATCCATCAACGCACCCTTGATCAAGGTAAACAGTTGAGGTCCAATGATAAACTTGCGGATGGGATTGTCCGGAGTCTTGTCGTCAGCAATGGGATTCTCACGCACAAAACCTTGGAACAAGTAACTGCGCTTCTTCCAGTATTTGCGACCCATTTCTTCAAGGCTCTTGTCCTTGAACCAAGTACGAACTTCTGCCAGCACCGGGCAGGCGTCTCCCCACATTTCCACGCAGGGCACTTGTACGAATACTTGTTTTGATTCCATTTCTCCTTTGACGCCGTTGAATGGCAGTCGGATCATTGCTCGTTCGACCCAGAAAAATGTGTTTTTTGTGTTACCGTCAGGTAGGAAGCGTAGTGTGGCCGATTGACCTTCTTCCATGTTCCAGTGTGGATAAATTGCTCGATCGCCTCCACCTTGGTTTGAGTTGCCTTTGTTTTCAGCTGCCTGTAGTCTTGCTCGGATTTCTGCTAAAGATGCCATAGTATATTTCTCCTTAAAAAGTTGCCTATGTGTTGCCTATCTAAAATTAGATCTTTGTTGCCTGTGACGCACAAACAAAAAAGCGCATACACCATGTAGTATATGCGCTATTTGCCTTGGTGTCAAGTGTATTTATATCATTTGAGCAAAGCCAGTGATTTTATTCTTGCCAATAGTGCGTCACCATCTTTTGACTCGTAATAGCTGCCAGTAATAGCGCCATTGTAGTTGATTGGGTCTTGTGGTGCCTCCCCAATCACTGGTGCTACGCTACCAGCTACTGTGCCCATTTCATACATGCCACATTCAGCAAGACCGTGTTCTGGACAGTATTCACCTTCCATGGTTGAGTTGCATGAACCTTCTAACACTGGTGCGCTCAAGTCGGGCATGGCCTCAACTGTGGCCATTGGATCTGCTTCGGGCATGATCATACCTGAATTGCTTTCAGCAATACCCAACTCATCTGCTAGTCGTTGTGAAACCCATTCATAAGGGTCACCATCTCTGGCTTTCTTGGTGCCATATGGCATGTCATCAAAGTAGTAGTCATACAGTGCGTGATAGAGATCATCGGTTATCTCGCCACCGGCTTCAAAGTCAGCAACTTCTCTACTGAAGCGTTGCAGTATATGATCCAATGTATGTCCAGTTGAATCTGTCAGCACACTTTCTTTTACTGGCACGCCTGCATATTTCAGCATGGCGTTGAGTTCTGTGTTTTCTGCCACAGCCTGTTCGGGAAGATTTGGGCGAGGGTGCTTGCCGCTAATATCTCGAATGCTCTGTTTTAGACTGGTTATTTGATCTCTTGATGGCAAGCCTTTGCGTTTGCCTGCTGTGTTAATGCTGTGTTCAATGCCTGAACGTCCAATGCCAGCCCCTTTCACTAAAGGATCAGTGCGGCTGTAAGCACTACCTACACCACCCATTCTGCGTTTTTGTCCTGGATCATTTTTTGGTCTAAGACCTATTTCATATCCGTAGTCAATACTATCGTATTCGTCACTGTCACCTGGTTGTTGTGTGTACAATTTGCCTTTGTATTGAGGATCACGCCATTTAGCAGCCTCAGCCATACCTTGTTCAGGTGAAGTACCAGGTGCTTGTTGTCCAGCAGCAGGTGCCACTGGCTGTTGTTGTTCAGCGTCAGGTGTGGTATTCATTTGAATACCAAGTTCTTGCAATCTGGCTTGTACATCAGTATCATCCCAACAGTTAGCACGAGGATCTTGTTCGGCTAAATCAGCAAGGATGTCAAACAGTACATCATCGCCCACAACATCATACAGTTGTTCTTTGGCATTGGTAGCATCTGGGCCAACAATGAGTTCTCGACTCATGAGTTCATCAAGTTTGGCCTGTGCTTCTGGGGTGTCTGGCAGCGCCCAGGTGCCCTCCATGATTTGATTTGCCCAGTTTTCAAAAATTTGTGCTTCTTTCATAGCGTTTCCTCGTTGTTGTATTTTGGCCAGTGTGGGCAATGCAGCCTCAATTCTAGCATCCAGTGTTTGTTCGATGAACATGGTCTTGAGATCTTCTACCAATGCGGACTCATCTCCAATGTCTGCAGGCGTCCATGATTCAAAATATTGTTGATATCCGCGACCTGTACCAATGTGTTGTAAGTTTTCGCGCAGTTCTGCGTAGTAGTGCTGAACTGTTTCTACCAGTTCTTGTGTGACACCCTCAAATACTCGTTGTTGGCTGGCTCGATTGAATCTGCTGAGCACTGCCATTTCGCTTACAATTTCCACAATGTGTTGTCCACGAATGTCATAAGGTCTGCCACCTTGTTTCACATGTTCCAACATGGCTCTTCCGCCTGACAGTTTCACAAACGGCAGTTTGAATCGTTCGCCGTCAGCAGTTTCAATAAACAAACTTTCCACATAGCGATAGCGTTTGTCATCTTCGCCAATCATTCTGTTGTGTTTAATCACCAGTCTTGCATCGGTTTGCTCGCCCACATAGCTTACCTTGCGTGTGCCATAATAGCCTTCAAATAGGCCTTCTTTGATGGCTGCCATGCCTTGCATGGTGTGCTTGAGTTGGTTGATATCTTTGGGGCTGAATGTGTATCTGTGCTGTGTGGCAAAGTTCTTGAGTTCGGGCAAGAAGCCTGTTTCTCTTTCGCTACCAAACCAGTCTAATTTGTCCTGAGGATTTTCCATGGTCTTGCCCAGGTTGTCCCCAAAAAATAACTGCATGTCATTGTCATCGCCCAGCACAATTACCACTGTGCCGTAATTTTGTCCAGATTTTGCAACCCAGTCAAATGCAAATGTTTTGGCTTCTTCTGGTGAAGAATCTTGTCCTTGCCCATCAGTGTATTTGACGTCATAGTCTTTGGTTGCCAGCAAGTCAGCAACGTCTTGGGAAATGTTTTCTATAGCCATAGTTTGTTATTTAGCGCATTAGCGATATGAATGGAAACGGCTCAACAATCATATCTCCGTGGTCTTTTAGGTGCGTATCCAAGTCTGCATGATAGGTTTGTAGCAGCAACAACATACGTACAGCCAATAAACTGGCCATTACCAAGTCATCAGTTTCGCCAGGTTTGGCAGCATAGCTGGTGCCCATGGCCACAAATGTTTTGAGTTCTGACACCAAGGGTCTTGAGTTAATGGTCATGCGCCCAGATTCTACTAGGATTTTAAACTTGTTGCAGGCTGTGATTTTGCTTTTGTTTGTGGTGTTAAAACCCTTGCGGAATCGTCGTCCTGTTGACCCTGTTACTGAGTTGTCGCTGAGAAAATATCCAGGAATGTTGTCTTCTCCATATTCTGCTATGCTTATTAATGCAGCTTCTCCAATGGTGTTGTTTTCCACACTGTAGTAAATGCTTTTTTCGTCTTTGGTTACAGCATGTAGTTCTTTTACTATGTCTGCTAGAATTCTTATCTGGGTGGGAATGTCAGTTTTGTTGTGTCGCCATTCAGCAATTTGATCTGTGGTTCTGGCATCAAAAACCTGTATGGCAGCAGGATCACCACCTGTGCCCAAGCTGGGATCTAATGCTACCACATACATGCCATCTTTTACAGGGTCTTTATACCAGCGCACCTGTCCCGATCTGCGGCTGGGTTCCGTGCCTTCTAAGTCCATTAATTTAATAGGATTGATCAGTGTTTCATCGTTGATAACAAACTCACAATCCATTTCTCTACGGAAACGTTCGTCACCTAGCTGTGCTAATTGTTCTGCACCCCACTCATCACCACGATCAGGATGTTCACGCCAGTATGATCGAAATGCTCGGAATCCGTTGATGCCCAGTTCTGTGGTGTTGCCGTGTTCGTCTTCTGTTTTGTTGGCACCTTTCCACAAAAACGCAAACTGATCTTCGTCCGAGTTAGGAGTGCTTGTGATAATTGCTTTACCACCAGTGGCCAAGGTAGGGCTAATAGAAGTCCAGAACTCTTTGGCAATGGTAGGTCGAACGAATGCAAATTCGTCAGCGTACAGCAAGGATATTGACATACCCCGGCCTGTTGTTTCTGTTGTGGTTTGACTCACAATACGTGATCCGTTTTCAAACTCAACTGACCCTTTGTTGTAGCTGGTTGCACCTGCTCTAATATGATTTGGGCACAGTTCATATGCATATCTAATACGTTGCATGATCTCTTGTGCGCCGGTATATTTGTGCGCGGCAATTAGAATGGTTGAGTCTGG